GGAAGAGGCGGTTCAGGCTCTTCTGCGCAAGGCCGATGACTAGCAAAAGGACCTTCTGATGGAAATGACTGCTCTGGAAAAGAAGTGGGCGGAGGAAAAAGCCGCTCACGAGCCAGTTTTGGACGACGCTTACACGACAGACGGGAGTCTGAACGTGGAAAAGCTCGAGGAATCGGTCTTGGACCGGATTCCGAAGCCGACTGGCTGGCGAATTGTCATTCTGCCGTACCGCGGTGCTGAGAAAACCAAGGGCGGTATCGTCCTGGCTGATCAAACTCGGCAGCGCGAGCAGGTGGCGACGGTCTGCGGGTATGTTTTGTCGGTTGGCGACCTTGCGTACAAGGATGAAGCCAAATTTCCGAACGGAGCATGGTGCCAAAAGGGCGACTGGGTCATTTTTGGCCGGTATGCCGGGGCGCGGCTCAACATTGATGGCGGCGAGATCCGAATCTTGAACGATGACGAGATCTTGGCGCGCATTCAAGACCCCGAAGACATCCTTCACCTGTGAGGTAGACCATGGCAAACACAGTTCCCGATACACAACTTGAGTTTGATCTGGGCGCGGACGAAAAACCGGCCGAGATCACGCTGGACGAGCCTTCTGACTCGTCCAGGGAGCCGATGGAGACTGCCAACAGGGCAGTAGCCGAGGCCCAGCCCGAAAGGGAGCAGCGCGAAGAGCTCGATCATGTGAGCGAAGCGGTCCAAAAGCGCATCGCCAAGCTCACCGCGCGCATGCGGGAGTCCGAGCGCCGTGAACAGGCTGCTTTGGAGTACGCCAAGGGCTTGCAGCAGCAGGCGCAGGAGCTTCAGCAGAAGCTGGTCCACACGGACTACAGCCGTCTGAACGAAGCCAAGACCCGCCTGGAGACGCAGCAGGCTACGCTGAAGGCCATCATCAAAAAGGCCCGCGAAGAGAACGACATTGACACCGAAACCGAGGCCACGCAGCGTCTTTCTGAACTGGTGATGGAGCAACGTCAGGTTTCGGGCTGGCTGCAGACCCAAGAGCAGCAGATCCGTCAGCCTCAACAGGCTCAACCGCCTGCACCGCCCCAACAGGCGTATCAGCCGCAAGCTCAACCGCAGTTTCAGCCCCAACAGGCCGCTGCTCCGAGCCCCAAGGCCGAGGAGTGGGCGTCTCGCAATAAGTGGTTTGGCCAGGATCGCGTGCTGACCTATGCAGCCTGGGGAATCCACCAAACGCTGCTCGAAAACGAGGGGTTTGACCCCAGTAGTGACGAGTACTATACTGAATTGGATCGCCGTCTTCGGGAGGAATTTCCGAAGCGGTTCCCGGATGAAAATCCGCAACAAACCAACAGACAACAGCGTTCCGCGCCTGCTGTTGCCCCTGCTACCCGGAGTTCCGGAATCAATAGTGCGCGCCGTACTGTTCGGCTATCCCCGAGCCAAGTTGCTATCGCTAAGAAGCTGAATGTTCCTCTCGAGGAATATGCCAAGTACGTAAAGGAGTGAAATCATGAGCGAACCCAAAATCACCATCGACCGTGCCTCTCGCGCTTCCCGCGAAAAAGAATCACGTCGCCGCCCTTGGAAACCTCCTTCACGTCTTGACGCCCCTCCCGCCCCTGAAGGCTTCCAGCATCGCTGGATTCGATCAGAGGTCAATGGGTTTGATGATCGGCAAAACATCTACGGACGTCTCCGCGAGGGCTATGAACTAGTCCGACTGGAGGAACTGCCCGAGGAATACCAGGGCATGCTGCCTACCATCGAAGATGGCAAGCACGCAGGCGTGGTTTCCGTGGGGGGCTTGATGCTGGCCCGCATTCCTGTTGAAACTGTCGAAGAACGCAATGCCTACTTCGCCCAGAAGGCCCGGGATCAGTTGATTGCGGTCGATAACGAGATGCTGCGTGAGAACGCACACTCGTCAATGCGGATTCAGAGCCCCGAGCGGAGTTCGCGCACCACTTTCCGTAAGCCGGAGTAATCTGGCTAATCAATCTTTGGAGCTTACAAATGGCAAACGTCAATAAGCCCTTTGGATTGCGTCCCGTTGGCAACCTTTCTGCGACCGGTGCCCAAAAGCAATACGGTTATCAGATTGAGGCTGGCTACGCAACCGCAATCTACCAGGGTGACCTCGTGGTCGTCTATGACGGCTACATCATCAAGTACGACGCAGCTACGCACGTCGCCCCCACTGGCGTCTTCAACGGCGTGCAGTACAACGACCCCACTCGCGCTGACAAGCCGACTTGGAAGAACTATTACCCCGGTAATATCACTCCCAACATTGGCCCAATCGTGTGCGAAGTGCTGGACGATCCGAGCCAACTGTTCCTGATCCAGGCCGCTGGCACGATCACCCAGGCCGACATCGGCAAGAACGCTGACCCGACCGCTGCTACCTCCGGTAGCAACACCACCGGCGTTTCTGCTGGCACGCTTGGCACCCCCGCGAAGACTGCTGCTTTGACCTTCAAGATTGTTGGTCTGAGCGAACAAGCAGGCAACGCGTTGGGCCAGTACGCTGTGCTCGTCGTGAAACTCAACCAACACCAGTACGGCAGCAATGGCGTGCAAGCTGATGGAGCCTGATCATGGCAATTACCCGTTCACAACTTGTTAAAGAGCTGGAGCCAGGTCTGAACGCTCTGTTCGGTCTGGAGTACAAGCGTTACGAGAACGAGCACGAGGAGATCTTCTCCATCGAGACTTCGGACCGTGCGTTTGAAGAGGAAGTCATGCTGACCGGCTTCGGTGCAGCTCCGGTAAAGACTGAAGGCGCTGGCGTCCAGTACGACAACGCAATCGAGTCCTTCACTGCGCGCTACACCCACGAGACGATTGCCATGGCCTTCGCGCTGACCGAAGAGGCCGTTGAGGACAACCTCTACGACCGCTTGGCTGGCCGCTACACCAAGGCAATGGCTCGTTCGATGGCCCACACCAAGCAGGTCAAGGGCGCTGCAGTCCTGAACAACGGCTTCGATGCTGCCTTCCCGGGCGGCGACGGTGTCGCGCTGTTCTCGACTGCCCACCCGACCGCTCTGTCGGCCAACTTCGCCAACCGTCCCACGGTCGGCGCGGACCTGAACGAGACGTCTCTGGAGCAGGGCATCATCGACATCGCCGCGTTCATCGACGAACGTGGCCTGAAGGTGGCGCTGACCGCACGCAAGCTGATCGTTCCGAAGGAGCTCCAGTTCACCGCTGAGCGCCTGATGAAGAGCACGCTGCGTACCCAATCGGCTGACAACGACGTCAACGCGATCAAGTCCATGGGCCTGATCCCGGAGGGTTACTCTGTCAACCACTACCTGACCGACGTCAACGCTTGGTTCCTCATCACTGATGCCCCCAACGGCCTCAAGATGTTCGAGCGTTCGCCGATCAAGACCGCCTTTGAAGGCGACTTTGACACCGGCAACGTCCGTTACAAGGCTCGCGAGCGTTACAGCTTTGGCTGGAGCGACCCCCGCGGCGCCTACGGCTCTCCTGGCGCCTAATCAGCGTCGGAAACCGGGAAAAGGGGCCTTGTGCCCCTTTTCTTTTTGGCCTATATTCAATCCATTCCGGGGTCATCCCGTACGCCTGACAGTCCCGGCTGACGACATGCAGACAGGCGTACCCAGTTCAACTCGCATGTGAGGATTTCATGGCGAATACCACCTTCACTGGACCGGTTCGTTCCCAGAACGGTTTCCAGTCAGTCACCGTCAGCCCCACCACGGGCGCCGTCACCGTAGACGCCAGCTTTGGTGCTACTACCAGTGTGACAAATTTGACCGCTACAAATTTGGTCTTCACTGACCAAAACCACCCAACGACTGCCGCGATCAATGCCACGGCCACGGCCACTGCGGCACAGGTTGCTACCGGCTACATCACCTCGACCTCGGCATCGCCCACCACCATCACTTTGCCCACTGGCACTTTGCTGGGTGCAGCCCTGGGCGCCACCCGTGGCACCGTGATGGATCTGTATGTGGACAACACTGCTGGCGCAAGCACCGTGACGATTGCCGTTGCCACCAATGGCATTCTGTCCTCCGCTGCTGCTGACACCCCGGGCAGCTTTGGCGACTTGACTATTGCTGCTGGTGCAACCGGCCTTGCCCGTTTCACCATCATGTTCTCCAGCGCCACCGCATACGTGTTCACGCGCACTGCCTAATTGATCCCCGGGGCTTTTAGCCCCGGCTAAAAGGAGCATCAAATGGGCTTTCAGTATGACGTAAAAGCGAAAACGATGACGAGTACCGCTGCCTCTGGCATCGGTACTCCACGTGCTCGCATTAAAGGGATCTACTACGTCGCAAGCAACCTCGCGGGATCTGTTTCGTTTAAGGACGGCGGATCTGGCGGCACGGAACTGATCAACATTGCGACTCCCGCCAACACTGCTGGCACGGGGTGCATGTACATCATCGTGCCAAATGATGGTGTGCGATTTGAAGCAGATCCGTACGTGACTCTCACCAACGTCACCTCGGTGACGTTCTTCTACGGCTAAGGAGCCCAGCATGGGACGCGCAGCAAAAATGTCGATTCCTGAGTACCAAGGCGAGGTTCAGCCGGGCGCTCAAAAGCAGGACATGAGCAAAGGCGGGCCGAAGCAGACGCCTCGCAAGGACTACCAGAAGCCCAGTGCCTCTGTGGCTCCTCGCGGCGTTGGCGAGGCCCGTAATAAGCAGTGCAAGATGTACTGACGCATGGCCAAGTCACCTGCTTGGCAGCGCAAGGAGGGCAAGAGCCCCAGCGGCGGCTTGAACGCCAAAGGGCGCGCCTCCTACAACCGCGCCAATCCTGGCAAGCCGGGGCTGAAGGCTCCGCAGCCGGAGGGTGGGCCACGCAAGAAGTCATTCTGTGCCAGGATGTCCGGCATGAAAGCCAAGCTGACTAGCGAAAAAACGGCAAACGATCCCGATAGTCGTATCAACAAGAGTCTTCGGAAATGGAAGTGCTGATATGGAACATCGTGCTGTCGTTTGCGTCCGCGGCAGCACTGCTTTGGGTCAAGTCGATGCACGACGAGCTCAAGCGCGTGTCTATTTTGCTGAGCAAGACGCGGGAAGAGAACGCGGAAAAGTTTGTCACTCGGGCGGATGTTCACAGCGACATCAACCGGGTGCTTGTTCGGCTGGACAGGCTTGACGAAAAGTTGGATGCCTTTATAAAGGAGCAGCGCAGTGCCCTCAGCTAAGAAACCCGCGAAAGTGGAGAAGGTCATGCATGAGTTCAAGACCGGGGCACTGAAGTCCTCGTCTGGCCAGAAGGTGACCAATCGCAAACAAGCAGTGGCCATCGCCTTGAGCGAGGCCGGTATGTCCAAACCAGCCAAGAAAGGCGGCAAAAAATGATGAACGGCAACTACAAGAAGGGCGGTCTGGCCAAGCGTGGTCAGGGCATCGCCGTTAAGGGTTTCAAGGACGGCGGCATGGCCATGAAGGGCGTGCCCAAGGGCGGCAAGATCTCTGCATCTGGCCCCGACGTGGCGGGCCCCCAGGGCAAGACCATGAGCGAGCCGGTCAAGAAGGCCTCTACTGGTGACGTGGTACAAGTCCGCGGTGTGGGCGCCGCTCGCGCTCGCAAGGCAACCATCTACTAAATCATGGCTACATCGGGCACGTCGAACTTCAATCTGGAGTTCGATGACATCATCACCGAAGCGTACGAACGCTGCGGCTATGAGAATCGGGACGGTTACGACATGAAGACCGCCCTGCGCTCGATCAACCTCATGTTTGCGGAGTGGGCCAACCGCGGGCTGAACCTGTGGACGATTGAACAGCGGCAGATTCCGCTGGTTGTTGGCCAGTACGAGTACACGCTGCCGGACGACACGGTGGATGCCCTGTCCGCGGTCATCCGCACCAATGCGGGTACCTCGAACCAGCAGGACATCACCATCGACCGTATTGGCTACGCCGAGTACCTGCACGTTCCCAACAAGAACACGCGGTCGCGCCCGGCGCAGTACTTTGTGCAGCGCACGGCTCCGGCTAAGTTGTTCCTGTACCCGGCGCCGGATGCTACGACCACCTACGAATTTCGGTACTACGTGATTCGTCGCATCCAGGACACTGGGGCGTACACGAACACCGCCGACATTTCGTTCCGGTTTTTGCCGTGCCTGATCGCGGGCCTCGCCTACTATCTGGCCATCAAAAAGGCCCCGGATCGCATCCAGATCCTCAAGTCGTTCTACGAAGAAGAGTTCTTCCGGGCTGCTACGGAAGACCGTGAGCGGTCCAGCTACTTCGCCGTCCCGACCTACACAACGAGGTAGTCATGGGCGCTGGGTTTGCATCAGGCAAGTTCGCGATTGCGCTGTGCGACCAGTGTGGCCAGCGGTTCAAGCTCAACTCGCTGATCAAGGACTGGAGGGGCTTCAAGGTCTGCGACGAGTGCTACGAGCCCAAGCATCCGCAGTTGGAGCCCAAGCGCACGATTACCGAGCCCCAGGCCTTGTATCAGCCTCGTCCTGAAGCGACAATGGGCGTGACGGTATTCGTGGGGTTCACTGTGGACACTTCGTTTGCCAGCATTGGCATGTTGCCGATGCCTTATGCCAAGCCCTTGTGGGCGAACGCCTATTTGGGCTCAGTCCAGACGAGCATCACATGAACTACGCTCAACTCACTGCGGCGATCATTGCTTACACCGAGAACCAGGACACCTCGTTCGCGGCGGAGATCCCGGTGTTTGTCAAACAGGCTGAGCAGCGTATCTATAACACGGTCCAGCTTGCAAATTTGCGCAAGAACGTCACGGGCAACCTGACAGCCAACAACAAGTATCTGCAGTGCCCTAGCGATTTTTTGTCAACCTACTCTTTGGCAGTAGTTGACGGAACGGGTGCTTATACGTACCTGCAAAACAAGGACGTGAACTTTATTCGGCAGGTCTATCCAACTCCCACGTACACAGCGTTGCCAAAATACTACGCCATCTTTGGCCCCAGGTCTGACAACGAAGATGAGCTGACGTTTATTGTGGGCCCGACCCCTGATGCGGCCTACACGGTTGAGCTTCACTATTACTACTACCCTGAGTCAATTACGGTGGCAGCTAATGGCCAGACTTGGCTGGGCGACAATTTTGATTCGGCGTTGCTGTACGGGTCGCTCATCGAGGCTTACACCTATATGAAGGGCGAAGCTGACATGATGGCCTTGTATAACCAAAAGTATTTGGAAGCTGTGGCGCTTCTGAAGAACTTGGGCGATGCCAAGCAGCGCGGGGATGCCTACCGCGATGGCCAAGTCAAGCTAAAGGTGCAGTGACATGATTACTGCGGGCTTGACCAACAGCTTTAAGGAACAGCTTCTGCTGGGCCAGCATGATCTTGAGACGGACACCCTCAAGATGGCGCTGTACACGTCCTCTGCCGTGTTGGGCCCTGGCACCACGGTCTACACCTCGGTGGGGGAAGTGTCGAGCGCGGGATACACCGCCGGGGGCGAGATTCTGGTGAACGTGACAGTCAACCTCAGCA